CCCTGACGATGGCCTCCAGGCGGACGCGATCCTCAGGCGTGACGGAAACGATGATCCCTGCTCTCATATCGAGAGCTTGAACCGCTTCGCTCAATCAGGGAATCCTCTGAATGAGCCTATCCACTAGTAGCGGACGTGCCGAAGACCGCCATTTCTGGATATTTCTTCGGCGATATCCACTGCGAAGCGCTAGTAGCCGTCGAGTGGTATCATCTGACCACCCCTCCCCCGTTTACTCATCTGGTGAACGAAGCGCGCGCTTCGCAAGGGCTGGAGCGTGTATATAGTCCGCAGCGACCTGTTGACGTCCTTGCAGGGACTTCACTGGCGGCGACTTTCAACTCCCTGTTCGGAAACTAGCTCGGCATAGCAGAAGCCCGCCAGTGAAGTCCTGGCGGGCTTCTGCTATCAGTCTCAGAAGATTGCACCGTCGCCGTATCGCTTCAGCGATTTCGCTGCGCCCTTGGCCGATTTCGCTGCGCCCTTGGCCGCTTTCGCTGCGCCCTTCGCTGCGTTCTTGGCGGCGGTATGGCCGTCGTAACCGACTCGAGCGGCATCGTGGGCAACGATAGCGTCAAACGCCTCTAGGGCGCGGCCAAATACATCTATGACCGTCTGACCTGTGACAGCAGTGATGTCTTCGCCGGGGTAGACCCGCTCGCTTTCGAGTAGCGCGCGTATAGCTCTGCAAATCCCTGCTCCGTGATGATGTAGTTGTTGGGGGGTATACTCTGCACTCTTGTGATCTCGCTGAATTGATACCTAGGACCCGTGGCACGTTATCGTTGGTGGCCTCGGTCCTCATGCGCCCCCAACTACCAACGCGCTCTCGCCAAAACTAATCCGAATCGCCTGACCCTCCCGGTTCGTCACCGTACAAGACGATCCCGGCGAGAGGGTGTAGCGGCCCGACCCGGCCTGCGTTGCGATGAATGCGCCCTCTTCCAGCATGATCAAGGCAACGTCCCGGCTGCACTGGCGATGTTCGATGCAAACAGCGAACAGTTCCGCGAATTCGTCGTCCGTGATGATGATGCTTCCGACTAGGTTATCAAGTTTACACATTGTCATGGCCTCCCCGATTGACGCCTATGACCATGGGCGTCGCCGCAAACCCCGTAAAGCAGGAGATATTGCACGTCGGACTACAAGGAAGTCATCACTGACTTCTTACTACATCTTCACGCTCACGAACTTTAGCTCTGGGATCAACAGGTTGGCGGCTCAGCGGCAGGGCGAGAGGGCTCGCCGAACCGAGGGGTGCGTCAAACTGGCACAGCCATACGGGAGAACGACGGCCCGGCCGCCCGCATCGCCCTTCCGCTGCGTAATGCATTCGCCATAACCAGCCCGCAAAAAATCGTATAACTGGTTCGCCGCGTCACGCTTCTGACTGCGGCGGCCCTTCGGGTTTCTGCGGCTCACTGCGGGAGAACGCTAACCGTAGGAGACCCACCATGAAACTACTCGACGCGTACAAAATCGACGACGAACTGGAGTCAGCATTCACAGAGGCCCAGCGACTAGATGAAGCGTGGTTCGCCGCGAACGCCGACCGCAACTATCGTGTTCGTCTTCCACCGGGGCCGCCCAACACCGGTGCAATTGCCATAGTCAGACGGGGCGACCTCGCCAACATCATGTTCTTCGCCCCCAATATGTACCGAACGGCCAAGAAGCTCGCCAATAGGAAGCGCGGCGTCGACAAGCTTCTTACCGAGGCTCACACAGACACAGAAAACGGTGAACTGTTTGAAGCGCTATATTCGGGAATGGCCCGCGCGCCCTACGATGGGTCGGTTCACTAAGCCCTCGCCCCATCCGACCTACCGAGCCCCGGAGACCCCTCCGGGGCTCTTGCTTTGACCCAGTGCGCCAGAACGCCCCTCAGAGCCCCGTACGGGCCAATCGCGCAAGATCGGACCACAGAGCCGAATGCGCAGAAGACCGCTGTACGGCCTTCCTAGCGCCTTGGCGAGGCATTCGGCTTGCGAACGTATGCAATTGCGCGTACTATAGAGCGTCGGCCTCACCGTGGGGCGACTGCCATGCGCATCGACACAGCGCGCCAAGCATATCGGACAATGGGGTCATCTTGCCGCCACCCATGCGGCACACGTCGGGGCCGGGACACAGACCTGCCAGACGAGCACAGTCCGGGCCGAAAGGTTATCCCGACAGGGGTACGTACCTTGGCGATCCCGTGGATCGCCGAACGAAGGATCAGCCTAGCAAGCTGAGCCCTGCCGCGTAGTAGCTTGGAAGCGTCGGCAGGGAGAGCCGGGTCAGAGCCCCGGCGACCGACTTGGGCGAGAGCCCGGAGATCGGACGCGAGAGCGGGGAACGAGGAGTCCGCCCCACTCGTGTGACAGGGTCAAGTCACGAAGCGTCTTCCATCTGTGCCCTGAACGGGATCACGACCTCCCCTTGCTTCTTGGAAAGATAGCACACCCGAAGGTCTCTCAGTCGGATGTTCTATTTTTCCAAGAAGCAGGGGAGATAGAACCCTCCCGGGGAGGGGAACCACACCCAATAACACCACCCACCAAAGTAAAAGAGCGAAGTGATCGCCGGGTAAAGCGAGCGCAGCGAGCCCGGCGATCACTGAAGCTCTAGGGCCGAAGCGAAGCGAAGGCCCTCTTCAATCACGACTCAAAATATTACAAGAACCATGCTATACTATTAGTCATGAGTTCCCCTACCCTCAAGCAACAAATTTCATCGTGGAGATCAGGTTCACAAGGCTTATTCAAGTTCCTCAAGGATGTCCAACCCGTAGTACGGGGCTCTGAAGGCGGATACGTCCCCTTCATTCCCGGACCACGTGAAGAAGCCGAGATAAGACAGGCCCTCGACGGGGACTTCTCAACGATTATCTTTTGCTGGCCTCGCCGGCACGGCAAGACCGTCACCTCTGGCATGATCATTCTTTGGCGGTTCCTGACGCGCAGGACCGAGAACATCGCCATCGTCGCCAACTCCTACCGCCAGGTCATCGACACCGGCTTCCGCTCCCTCACAGAGGCGGTCGGGCACACGCCGTTCCTGAGCACCCTTGTTCGTAACGGGACGATCGTTCTGGAGCGCGAGGCCATCCGCCTCCCCGCTACCGGGAGCATCATTCAGGCCTTCCCGAGCCAGCCGTCGACCCTGTGGGGCAAGAAGCTGACGGCCGCCCAGATCAGCGAGATACACGCCGCCTCGACAGACGAGGTTCTAGACGCCCTCCGGGGCTCGCTGATCGACTCGACAGGATCGATGCTCCTGATCGACTCGACGGTCGGGCCGATGTCGTCGCCGCTGTTCCAGCTCTATCAGGCGTCGCAGCGCGCCGATGATCCGGGCCTGTTCTTCAGCCACATCCAGTACCCCGACCTTGAGCACGCGGCGCGGGACCGGCCGCCGTGGATCAGCGAGACCAAGCTTCGCTCCCTGGCCAAACAGATGCTCCCCGGCACGTTCGGCCGCTACCACTTGAACCGCTGGCAGGACGGGGCCTCGCTGCTTCTTCCTGCCGAAGTCCTGGCCGCGTCCATCGATGACGGCTACCTCGCGGCCGGGGCCAATCCCAAGGCCATCGCCGGTGAGGCGCGCTTCGTTGTCGGCGGCGGCCTTGACCGGGCCTTCGGCGGCTCGCTGCACGGCGACGCGACCATCACCACGGCCGTCCTCAAGATGGTGGGCGACGATGACGAAGAGCACTTCTACGTGCTGGCGTCTGACCAAGTTGCCTTCAGCCGCCTGTCCGGGATCAAGGCGAACCTGACCCGGTATCACCGCGAGATGGCCATGACCCGGCTCGCCATCGAGTCCTATGGATCGCAGGACGTTCGCGACTGGGCAGATGGCGAGCCGTTCAGCGATGGGGCCGAGCTGATCCACCCGACCCGGAAGGCGCAGTTCAACGCCTTCACGAACCTCCACGCCATCGCAGCAGAGGGGCGCCTGCACATCGATCCCGCCTTCAAGCGGCTGATCGCGGAGCTGAAGACGTTCGAGATCACGGACGACGGGAAGGAAGCCGACCGGGGCGGCCAAGCCATCCCGAAGTTCGGCCACGCGCGCGGCTGCCATGACGACGCGGTCTACAGCCTCGCTTGGGCGGTCCACTCGCTGCGCGACACGGTCCTGAACCCCTACGAGCTTCACGGGGTGTCCTGCAACGCGCCAGCACACACCCGCCCGGTGTGCGTGCTGAACGGCGGCGACCATGTCCCGATGTGCGCATCATCCTGTAGGTCGATGCTTCAAGTCCATCGCATGTTCGATGCTTTCATCGACCGACGCCCAGATTACAGGATGAATATTGTGGCCTTCGCTCGGAACAAGGTCAAAAATACAGGCTCGCACGTCTTTCCACGTTGATCTAGCCAAGTATATAGTTTATAATTCCCTTCAACTGATATGCTTTCATTCACCAACAACGAAGCCAAGTCCTTTCTAGACATCGTTCGCAGTGAACTGTGGCGAAAGATCAAGGCAGAAGAGGCCGTTCGCTTCTTCGATGACGAACAAGACGATACGACCTTCGAGCTGATCCGTCGTCGCTTCGCCTCACCCGAGTCCTTCCGAATTTTCCATGTGAACATGGTCCGCGCTATTATCACGCGGAAAGCAGCCGCCTATCAGAGCACGCCAGCGCGCACGTTCGAAGGCTGGGATCAGCAAGCCGGCGAGGCCCTGTACGCGTCAGCCAACATCGACGCGGTTATGAAGCGCGCATCGAAGTTGACGAAGCTCCTCAAGACGACGGTCCTACAGGTGCGCTACGGGCCGAACGGCCTCGCAATCAACGTCCTGCCGCCGAACATCCTGGACGTCGAGCACACCGATCCGAACAACCCTGACCGGATCATCGTCACCCACGCCCACCACCGGCCGGACTGCACGACATACTCAGATTGGACGGCCACGACGTTCACGCGCCGCGACGCGGCCGGGCGGCCCATCGCCATCCCTGGCAACGCCAGCAACGTGAACCCATACGTCGCCTTGCCGTTCGTGCCCCTCTTCGACCGCCTCCCTGACCACAGGTTCTTCCTGCCGGGCTCTGATGATCTCATCGGCTCGCAGAAGGGCCTCAACGTCGGCCTCGCCAGCCTCTGGCGGGCCGTCGAGTTGCAGGCGCACGGTCAAGCGGTCGCCAAGGGACTGCATCCCGGCGATCCCATCGCGACCGGCCCGGACAAGGTGATCATCCTTCCGGAGAACGGGTCATTCGCCTTCGCCAGCACGAACGCGCCAATCGACGCGATCCTGAACGCCCTCGAATTCCTCATGCGCCAGACCGCCGCGACAAACTCAGTGGGCGCGGATGTGTTCGACCTTTCCAAGACCGCCGAGTCCGGATCGGCGAAAGAGGCCGCCAGAACCGACCTCAAGGAGTCGCGCCAAGACGATATCTCCCTGTGGCGCAGCTACGAGGCTCGCCTCTTCCAAGTCATCAAAGTCATCGTGAATACGCATGTCCCGGGGACGATCCCGGAGGCTGCAACGCTCCGGGTCGATTTCAATGAACAGGGCGACGTTCTGACTGAAGCCGAGTTGCTGGCGAACCTTGAAATCAAGACAGCGTTGTCGGTGTTCTCACCGGTCGATGTCCTCATGGCGCTAAACCCAGACAGCTACCCAACGCGGGCAGAAGCTTACTTGGAGCTCTCGCTCCGCAAGCAAGAGGCGGAGGAACTGACCTTCACTCCCGTCACGACAGACCTAACCATCAGCCCTGTGAAGGCAGATTAACCCATGACCACTGAACAAGATCAGACACCAGACAACGCGACCGCCCTTCAACAGGCTGAACAACGCTTCCTAGACCCGGCTCCGTTCGCTCCAGGTGAGATGAAGGCCATCGCTGACGCCATGATCGCCGAGATGAAGGCGGAGATCGCCGATCTTCGCGAGAAGCTGGCCAAGCCCGTTGTTCCGACGACGGACACGAAGCCCGCGCCGGTCACCACTCCGGAACCCGACTTCAGCACCCTTTCGCCAGTCGCGAAGATTGCCAGCGGTTACAGGAAGTAACCAAAGCACTACCTCTAGACTTCCCATCCACAGAATAGGAACCGATGTTAACGATCACCGAATGGGCCAAGCTCAACCCGCAGCCTCTTGCGCAAGGCGTGGTGGAAATCTTTGTCCAAAATAACCCTGTACTCGCGCTCATGCCGTTCCTCCAGATAAGCGGAAACGCCTACAAGTACAACACCGAAGAGACGCTCCCCGGAGTCGCCTTCCGCGCCATCGGTGACAGCTACACCGAGTCGACCGGGGTGATTAACCCGACAATCGAGAGCCTCGCAATTCTTGGCGGCGACAGCGACTACGACGTGGCCGAAATCGCGATGCAGGTTTCGACCGGGGCAAACGACGTTCGCGCCGTCTACGATGCCTTGAAGGCGAAGGCGATCAGCCTCAAACACCTGAACACCTTCTTTTACGGCGACACTGACTCCGACGCCAATTCCTTCGACGGCCTCGCCAAGCGTCTCACGGGCAACCAAGTGCTGTCAGCCGGGACCAACGGCGCGGCGCTGACGCTCGATATGCTGGACGAGCTGATCGACCAAGTTGCCGGCGGCCCGACCGCCCTTCTGGCCCGTAAGGGGACGATCCGCGCGCTCCGCAAGCTGATCCGCACCGCCGCTGGCGGCGCGACGGCCGAGTCGATCATGGTGGCCAACTACGGCGGCCCGGTGCTCTCTTACAGCGGCGTGCCGATCTTTCCTGTCGAGGCCGACTTGCTCGGGAACGAGGTGTTCCCGGCGAATGAGACCGAAGGCACGTCATCGGCGACCTGTTCCATGTTCGCCGTCCGCTTCGGTCCCGACGCCCTGCACGGCATCCAGACCGCGCCCGTCTCTGTGCGCGATCTTGGCGAGCTTGAGGTGAAGCCGGCCTTCCGGACCCGCATCGAGTGGTACGTCGGGAGCTGCCTCAAGGCTCCGCGCTGCGCCGCCCGCCTGGCAGGCCTCACCGACATCTAACCGGCTTCCTGTGGGGTGGGCTCCATTCCACGCCCACAGGAACCCTTGCGCGAGGGCGGCGGCTTCAACCGCCGCCCTTTTCAAGTTCGAAGAGCCAATGACGACAGTTACCCTTTGGGACCCCTACGCCAACGACTTCACGCCCGGCGTCGCCTCATACGTCGCGCTGCAGGATGCTGACGCCATCGTCGCCGCCTCGCTGCACTCGGGCGACTGGCCCGCCACGCCGCCCGCCATCACCTATGACGACGCGGACCCGCCGCCCTCGATCCCGCCTGACGACATCGCGACCGTCACCCTGAAAATGAACGCGCTGACGGACGCGGCCCTCATCATCGACAGCTTCCAGTTTCACGGCCGGAAGGCCGACCGCCATCAAGACCTAGAGTTTCCCCGCGTGTTCGGGTTTCGCCCTGCATTCATGGGCTGGCCACGCCCGTACCACCAGCTTCCGGGTAGCCTTGGCTTTCCGTGGTCCCTCGACTTCGATGAAGATGAAATCGGTCTCACGGCCGACAACATCCCGGTGCGCGTCGCGAAGGCCAACGCGTTCCTGGCCGCGCACCTGCTCAAGGCTCAGCACGTCATCGACCACGCCCGGCTTGTCATTTCCGAGCAGATCGGCAACTCGGCTACGACCTTTCGAGCCCAATCCCCCGATCCGCTCCCGCGCCATGTCCGGGCCTTGCTCCAGCCCCTCATGGTCGGCGGCGCAGCATGGTCGAGCTTGAGGGCGTGATCGATGTCACAGCCTGAAGTCTATGACGCCCTCTACGACGCCCTGTCGGCCGTCGAACTGGACATCGACCAAGAGACCCTTGGGGAAGCCCTCCAAGCCATCGGCGCGACCATCATCGCGGAGTCGATGCGGGCGAACCAGCGTGCCCCGCACCTCCAGTTAGCCGCATGATGATGCCCCCACTTACCGCCGACTTCGTCCGGGAGCTGTTCGACTACAACCCCGATACGGGCATCTTCATTCGAAGGAAAACAGGCAAGCCTGCCGGGACGAAGAACAAGCGCACCGGCCACGTCACGGTGTGGGCGAAGTACAAGCTCGAATACGCGCATCGCCTAGCATGGCTCTACCACCATGGCCGCTATCCATCCCGGAACCTCCGCCACAAGAACGGGAACAAGTCGGACAACCGTATCGGCAATCTGACGGAGACCACTAGCTGGCAAAGTCAGACAGGCCGTTCCGCAAGATACACCCGTGTCGAGCGCACAAGAGCCGGCAACTATGCCGTCAGGTTCCAAAGGAACGGGCACAGGTACTATCTCGGGACGTTCAATGACCCTGGAGTTGCGGAGCTAGCCTACTTCGTCGCGGCCTTGGCATACGAAGACGGATGCGAACCGACCGACAGGAACCCGCAGGACCGCCGCTAGTGGAGCGACTCTAACACTTGGCGCCCGCGGCCGATGGCGTCGAGGACGCGCTGAGGGTCGGCGGTCCAGGTGAAGGGTCTGGGGTGCTGGTTGTGCTCGGCGAGGTACCGGTTGATGGCGG